AACACGTGTGCGTCAAATGGATTACTCTGTTGTAGTCAACAAGATGTTCTGGAATCGTTATCGTAACAACGAAAATATTACATTGTTTGATCCACACGAAGTTCCTGATTTGTATGAAGCATATTACAGAGACAGTGAAGAATTTGAGAAACTGTATAAAAAATATGAACAAGATAAGACAAAGAAAAAGAAGGTACTACCCGCGGTTGAAATATTCAAAAATGGAATACTTAAAGAACGCACTGATACTGGCAGAATTTATCTTGTCAATATCGACAACGTTATCAATCAGGGCCCGTTCGACACAAAACTTGATCCAATATATCAATCAAACCTATGCCAAGAGATACTTTTACCCACCCGTCCTTTCCAGAGAATTGAAGACGAAAAGGGCAGAATTGCTCTTTGCACTCTTGGTAGCATAAACTGGGGAGCATTCAAAACCCCACAAGAAATGCGTAAAGCATGTCGTGTATTAGTACGTAGCTTAAGTAATTTGTTAACCTATCAAGACTTTCTATCAATACAAAGTAAACTGGCTAACTTAGATTTTGAACCGTTAGGTGTTGGTATTACTAACTTAGCTTACTGGCATGCACGTAAGAGTTTCAAGTATGGTGAAGCAGATGCACTAGCAGAAGTCAAGCGTTGGATGGAACATCAAGCATACTACCTCACTGAGATGAGCGTAGAACTAGCACAAGAAAAAGGTGCGTGTAAACGCAGTGAACATACGTATTATGGCAAGGGAGTATTTCCTTGGGAACGTAGAAATCCCGGAGTCAATGAACTAACAGATTTTACTCCTAGTGCAAATTTAGACTGGGAAGTCTTGCGCCAAAATCTATTGAAGTATGGCATTAGAAATGCTACACTAATGGCAGTAGCACCAGTTGAAAGTTCAAGCGTTGTATTGAATAGTACAAATGGTATTGAGATGCCAATGGAATTGATTAGTGTTAAGGAAAGCAAAGCTGGATCGTTTGTACAAGTAGTACCAGAATACAGACGATTAAAGAATCGATATCAACTAATGTGGGATCAAAAAGACTGTGTAGAGTATTTAAAAACTAGTGCAGTATTGGCAGTATACATTGACCAATCACTATCAACAAATACGTTCTATAACCCTGCATTCTTTGATCAAGGTAAAGTACCTGGCACATTGATTGCTAAGAACTTGATGCTAGCATATAAGTGGGGAATCAAAACTATATATTATAGTTTGATTAACAAAGTAGGTAGCAAAGCGTCCCTACAAGAAGAAAATAATATTATTCCTTTTGTAAAGTTAGATGCAATAGAAGATGAAGAATACTGTGAAAGTTGTGTATTATGAGTAAAGAACAATATAATTTAAGTAAGCAAACAAACTACCTCAAGCGTACAATGTTTTTAGACCCAGCCGGTCCTGTAACAGTACAACGTTTTGAAGAAGTTAAGTACCCTCGCATTGCCAAGTATGAAGAAACAGCACGTGGCTTCTTTTGGGTGCCCGAAGAGATTTCGTTGACTAAAGATAAAATGGATCACAAAGATTCCAGTGATGCTATCAAGCATATTTTTACTAGCAACCTACTAAGACAAACAGCCTTAGACAGTATTCAAGGTCGTGCACCTAGTCAAGTGTTTAGTCCTGTAATCAGTATACCTGAACTTGAAGCACTAGTGGGTAACTGGAGTTTCTTTGAGACTAACATTCACAGTAAGTCATACAGTCATATCATTCGCAATGTATATGGTGTACCTAAAGAAGAATTCAACAAGATACATGATACAAAAGAGATTATTGACATGGCTGCTAGCATCGGTAGATACTATGAAGCACTACATCAACTTAATTGTTTAAAAGAAACAGGTTCTGAAGTATCAGAACGTGAACACATTAAAGCTATTTGGATGGCACTACATGCAAGTTATGCATTAGAAGCATTTAGATTTATGGTAAGTTTTGCAACAAGTCTTGCTATGGTAGAGAATCGAATTTACATTGGTAACGGAAACATTATCTCCTTGATCCTGCAAGATGAGTTGCTTCACGCTGAGTGGACAGCATGGTTGATTAATAACGTGACTAAGGATGATACTAGATTTGCTTCTATTGTAGAAGAATGTCGTGTCGAAGTGTATGCATTGTATATGGAAGTTATTAAAGAAGAAAAAGAGTGGGCCGAGTATCTATTCAGTAAGGGTGTAGTAATTGGCTTGAATGCAGAGATATTAAAAGACTTTGTAGACTTTACTGCATTTACTCGTTTGAAAGAAATTGGTATCAAGTACACGGAAAACTATCCTAAGCATAGTCCTATCCCATGGTTCAACAAGCACGTTAATTTAAATAAAAAACAGGCCGCGCTCCAGGAGACAGAAAGTACATCCTATGTAATAGGGGTAATGTCAGATACAGTTAATTATGATGAGTTGCCAATTCTATGACGACAATTATCAAAATGATACCTCTTCATTGCATTTGAGCCACCTTCTAGCTCACAGTGTGGGCAAGTAGTTTTAAGTTTTGACCCTAATTTTTTGCCCTTCAATATATTAGGCAACCCTTTATTCCAAGCAACATATCCTCTAGCCTTAGGACTAGCTAATCTAGCAGCCACAACATTCGCAATGTGCTCTGGTGATTTTTTACGGCCAGTAAGTTGTTTACTTGCATTGGATTTAAATTCATCGGACCTAATACATCCGGTACCTCCTTCGCCACCGTCTGTCATATTGTGAAGTATCCCGTTACCCAAGTCTTTACGACCGTACCATTTGATATAACGTCTTTCTAATGCAAAAGCGCCTAGCTCAGATAGATTTTTCTCTAAAAAAACAATCCTACGTAGATCCTTAGGTGTATGTACTCCACCTCTCTTGGTACGATGTGATTGAAATGCTCTGCTATCTTTACCCTTACCAATGTAGTAGGGTTTGCCGTCTTTTCTTATATAGGCGTAGACATAATATGCTAAATACATTGCTGATTGCTCCCTTAAAGCGTTAGAGTAGTTAGGAACTCCAATTCCGTGAACTACACTAATATTTATGCCATTATCATTGATAATGATAGGTATATCGTGTATAATATAAAATTATAAAGGAAAAATATGACAGCAATCATATGGAGTAAGTACCACTGCCCTTATTGCGACCAAGCAAAGGCATTACTAACTAGTAAGGGTATCCAATTTGAAGAAAAGAAAATTGGTGATGGATACACCAAAGAAGAATTATTAGAAGCTGTACCAACAGCCAGAACAGTCCCGCAGATTTTCCTAGACGGAGAATTGATCGGTGGGTTCAATGAACTCAAAACAAAATTAACAGAAAGCAAATAATGCTACAATTAGCACTAGAACCAAATACAGTATACACAATTAAGTTAAACAGCGGAGAAGAACTAATCGCTAAAGTAAAACAATCCGGAGGTAACTGGATTGTGATTGAAGAACCAGTGTCTATTGCCCCATCACAACAGGGTATGCAAATGATTCCCAGCGTATTTACCGCAGATCCGAAGGATGAATACAAGCTAAATACTAATAGTATTGCAATTGTTGCAAACACAGATGATAGCTTAAAGATGAAATATTTAGAAGCTACAACTGGTATTAAAGTACCAGACAAAAAAATCGTATTAGGATAATATGCCAGCATTAAGTCGTGTGGGAGATCAGAATCAAGCCAGTGGTGCAATTAAGCGTGGCGCTGGTTCAGTATACGCAAACGGAATAGCCGTAGGGCTACATGTTAGCGGAATAACTCCACACGCACCATGGGGTAGACCTCATCCACCTCATCAGGCAGCAACTACTACTGAAGGTAGTCCTACTGTATTTGCAGAAGGTGCCCCTGTACTCAGAGTAGGGTCAGGAAATAGTTGCGGTCATAGTATCGTACAAGGCAGTCCTGATGTATTTGTGCCATGAGCTTAACCGGTAAATACTCTCCCCTTAACTTAAATAGTCTAGGGTCTTTCGTTCAGAATCAAGGCTTGCGCATCAACGCAGATGCACAAAGTCATATGGGAACTAGCACTTCTCTGTCTACGTATTCATTAGGAACTACAACGCAAAATACTGTGTTGCGTATGCTAGTATGGTCTATCAGAGCAGGATTCTTAAATAGCAATTTCACTAGTTATAGTAGTTTGATTTCCATCGGATCTACTACTATCCCTGTATTGGGCGATAGTAAGCCACCAGAATATCTTAGAACAGCAACTCTTAATCCTTACCCTAACTCAGTACCATATACAGGTGAGTATACAAGTTTAGGTTGGTTGCGTATCATACCTTTACAAGCACACTATGAATTCTATATAAACAACGGATCATACAGTGATTTCTTGTTTACATTCAATCAGGCTCAGGGCTTTATTAGTCAATCTAATAAAGCAATTGATGCAATGAATGCATCAGATACTTATTTGGATGGTACATATAGTAACATGAATGATTTGATAACCGCTGATTTAGCGGGAGTCACGTTGGCATTATTCTTTTGGGGACAAGATTTAATTGCGTCTGGTAGAAGTATTGATTTAACTAACATCGACAAATTTGGTAGCCCTACTGTATTATTAAAAACATTGGCTAAAAACAAAGCACTTACTAAAGCAGTAAATTTAGCACTACTAGCAGCCGGATTTTCTTCTGATGAAATAGATTCTCTTATTATCGGAACAGAACCTACCATTGACCAACAGAAAAAATTATACAGTGCATTTTGTATTGTTATGGGAATTGATTTAGTTGAAGTTATGATAGGGTTGAATTGTCAAACTAAAGGATTACGCACCCTTGCCGATTTGTTAGATCCAAAGTATTTGTTCCCAAAGAGTTATTCGACACTAACAGCGCCTACTTACAATGGTGTGCCGGGTCCCACTAACAGTAAAACATATTATCTAATATACACTGCCGGAGAAGTAACTAGTTACATAGTTGACAACTACGGTGAAATGCTAAAAGTAATATTACCAAGTTCATTGGCTTCTGCGTGTGATGCATTTTCTACGACAATGTTACAAATTAAAAATATCAAGTCAATGGATATTGAAAGATTCAGTCAAGTCATACAGAATTTAGAAACAGTAAGTGATTTAGAAGTTAATGGAACAAACGTACCCACTAACCAGCCTATCAGAAATAGCACACTTCCTCTTATTGCATTAGGTAATGGAGAAAAGGGTAGATACACTACATGTGACTTCTTTGGTGCAATGTCCGGACTATCATACGACTGGAAAATACTAGAAGGATATATTAAGAGCTTACAAACTCCGTTCTTGTTTAGAGTATATCACGAACTATACTTAGCGTTAACATGGGCGCCGGGCACTGGATCAGTACAAATTAATAAATTCTATGAAAAAACAGCAGATGAAGTTATCGACCCCGTTACATCAGAGACAATAAGCCCTGCATTGTATACGTTGAAGTATCACATCACTGGACTAACAACTACATCGCAAGGTGGAGGATACAGTAGAGGTAATGCCCCTGCACCATTGACAGAATTTTATGAACCAAGTGCAATAGGCGCCGCTTCTGGAGCTACAGCGTCTACTTCCATCGATTCAAATGATTTACATGGTACAACAGGACCCGGCTCTTTTGGTAAAATGATAACTCTATCACTTACTAACTCTGGCAATGATGTTGTATACGGTACAAGTGTTCCTGCATCAGACGGACGCTCTGGACCTCCCCCATTGGGAAATCCTACAGTAGAAATACGTATTCAGTGTCCTCCTACTGCAATGTTACCAGTCACAACAAATGGTTATTCAGCAGGTCAAAACACACCGTATAGTACTAGTGGCTGGCCAGGGATGAACGGTCCATGCACAGGATACATTAATCAAGCTAA